CCGCCGTGGCGCCGTGTCAATCGGAAAATGTTGTAGACTTTGCAAAGGGGCGACGGTAGAGTGTGGGTGGATTTTGAAGGGGGGTTCCCACATGGTAACGTGGCTTTTGGTCGCTTGGGCCGTGTTTGCCGCCGCCGGGGTCGTCATGTTCATCAATCTGCCGGATTGATGCCCTGACGCAAGCTGAGCGCATCATCGCTAGATTTGGCGGTATCGGGCAACTGGCGTCCGCCATTGGCCGAGACGTGTCCTCGATATACCGATGGACCTATGCCCGCAACGCCGCCTCTGTCGGCACCGGAGGGCTGATCCCGCTGGCGGCCGTGCCCTTGGTCAAAGAGGCCGCGGTGCGACTGGGGATCGAGTTGACGGCGGAGGATTGGCGGCCATGACCGCCTGCATGGGGCCATGCGACCCAGACAGCTTCGAGCCATATGACTGCGAACCAAAGAGGGGGATGGAACCATGAACAACATGCTCAGAAATATCGCGGTGACTATCCTCCGATTCCGTGGAGTCTAGGCAACGATTCGTAAACGACGCAATCAGGATAGGAACCCCTTGGGCTTACGCCATAGCTGGAATCTTCTCCATATATGCCGCAGCCATAATCATTGCCCTGCTGGACGTCATCCCATGAGTTCCAATCAAATCGAACCCATAGCCTACATTCTGGAAACATGGGTATCCACAAAACCATTCCCATACGGAAAAAAACGTTGCTTCGCCTCATATGACGACGCAATCGCATACGCCCGGAAAATGTCCAAAAAACTAGGCGTCCAAATGCACATCATTGGAATCTCATTCAAGGGAACAATGTCGTGTCAGTGAGCAAAACCGAGAACGTCGCTACCGCCTATTACAATGAGTGGGACCCTTATGCCGCGGCGTGGCTGCGGAACCTGATCGCGGAAGGACTGTTACCCGATGGAGACGTTGACGAAACCGATATCAGGGACGTCTACCCCCTCGACCTCGTTGGCTACACCCAATGCCACTTCTTCGCCGGAATCGGTGGATGGCCGCTCGCTTTGCGCCGCGCCGGCTGGCCTGACGATAGGGATGTTTGGACAGGATCGTGCCCTTGCCAGCCTTTCTCCACGGCAGGCGCAGGAGGCGGGTTTGCTGACGAGCGGCACCTATGGCCGTTCTTTCACCAGCTTATACGGGTTTGCCGACCTCACGTCGTCTTTGGCGAGCAGGTTGAAGTTGCGGTTGCCCACGGATGGCTTGACATCGTTTGCGATGACTTGGCGGGAGAAGGATACACCTGCGGGGCGGTCGCTACCCCGGCTTGCGGCGTCGGGGCGCCGCACATCCGGCAACGCCTATGGTGGGTGGCCGACAACATGTGGGCAGGACGGTCCGAACGGCGGGCCGGCGCAAGGGACGGACAGGTTGCCGGGAGCGGCGGACTTGACGGGGTGGCCGACACCAACGGCGCGCGATCACAAGGACGGTTCGTCGGAGGGGACGGTGCCGACGAACGGGCTGCTCGGCCGGCAGGTTTGGGAGGTTTCTGGTCTGACGCTGAATGGCTCCCCTGCCGAGACGGAAAAGCCCGGCCAACTAAACCCGGCATTTTCCCTCTGGCTCATGGGGTACCCGCCAGAGTGGGAAAGCTGCGCGCCGCTGGCAACGCCATCGTCCCGCAAGTCGCGGAAGATTTCATCCGAGCGTACTGTGAGTCGAGATGATCGTTCTCGGGATTGACCCCGGCCTGTCAGGTGCGCTCGCTTTCTACGACTCCGAGCGTGACGACCTGACCGTAATCGACATGCCGACGTTGAAGGCCGGCACCGGCGGAAAGAGGGTGATTGATGAGGATACGCTGGCACGCGAAATCGACTGTCGGGCCGAACTCGTCAGTCACGCTTTTCTTGAATTGGTTGGGACGCGACCTGGAGAGGGTGCGGTGGGAGCGTTCTCATTCGGTGTGGGCTTTGGAATGCTCCGTGGAATCCTGGCCGCCAATTTTATCCCGAGAACGCTGGTCCGCCCCGCGGAATGGAAACGTGTTCTCCGTGTTCCGGCTGAGAAGGATGGCGCGCGAGCGCGAGCGTCCCAGTTGCTGCCGCGGCACTCAGGGCTGTGGGTTCGCGTAAAAGATGATGGCCGAGCGGAGGCGGCAATGCTCTGTCTCTGGGGTGTACAGCAGTTGAAGGAGGGGGCGGCGTGATGGAACGCGACAAGGTTCTCGATGCGGTCAAGTCTCTGATCTGCGGCGACCGCGATGTGCAGTACGGTTCGCCTGCGACGAACTTCGCCGTGTCGGCTGATCTGTGGAAGGCATATTGCCGCCAGCGGTTCGGCCCGACGATTAACTTCGAGGCTTCGGACGTAGCGTCGATGATGGCCTTGTTCAAAATCGCCCGCATCGCCGCCGACTCCGGCAAGGAGGATTCGTGGCTTGACGCCATCGGCTATCTGGCCTGCGGAGCGGAGGTGGCCGGTGAGTACTGATAAACGCGCCGCGCGCCCGCTTTCGTACGAAGACCACATCCGCGCCGAAATCCTCGCAGCGGCGTGGTACGCCTGCGCCTCCACGCTGAAATCCTACGTCTCCGCCATCCCTGACCGCCATATCAAGTCCCTCACCAAGCTTGACATCGAGCGGATCGTCGAGGAGACGTTGGCGGCGTACGAGAAGGCGATTTCAGCGGCGGCGGAGAAGGACTGGCGCAAGGACAAGCTCGCCGTCGAGGAGATGGGCGCTTTTATCGCCTAGAATCTTGTTGCGAAGTTTGCATTGTCGGATTAGCCTTGGCAAAACCGACGTAAACGTAGGGGTACATAAAATGATCAGGATTGAATTGGAATTCGCCTCGCTGGCCGAGGCTTCTCCGGTATTCGCCGCGTTGGCGGCGGGGGGCTCAGCCCCCACGCACGTCAGCTTCGCCAAGATCGTAGCGGACACGGGTGACGAGCCGCACGCTGATGACACTCCCGCCGAGGCGGAAGCTAAGGAAAAGCGCAAACGCCGGACCAAGGCCGAGATGGAAGCCTACCGTCTCCAGCAGAAGCTCGAAAGCGGCCCCTCTGAAACTCTGGCGGCGGCGCAGGTGTCGCCCACTTTTTCCGGGCAACCCGCTTCCGCTTCGGGCCCGGTGACGATTGTCGGCGGCGCGGCGGGGCCCATCGAAAAGCTGCCCCCTGGCGGCGACGACATTTCGGACATCCACGCGGAAGCGTCGTACACCGACGCCCTCGCAGAGTACCTTGTGGTTTATCCCGACAAGGACGAGGCCGCTTTCCTGCGCGCCCAACTCCACCGCGTCGTCGATGTCGCCGGCATGGACGGCGTGCAGGCGTTCATGTCGGATAACGGCTTCCGGAAGGTGTCCAATATCCCGGCCGAGGATCGCCAGCGGTTCTTCGAGGCCGTCAACGCCCTGGTGTCGAAGTGAAGAAGGCGCACTCCCACATAGGGGCGAGCGGAGCCGAACGCTGGTTCGCCTGCCCCGGCTCCGTCGCCGCCTGCGCCGATCTTCCCAACACCGAGAGCGAATATGCTTTCGAGGGCTCGCGCTATCACGGCCTCGCCGCCTACTGCCTGGAGCACGGTTTCAACGCCGACAGGTTCCTCGGTTGGGGTGTCTCCGACAAGGACCAGATTTACAAGCCGGGCGTCGGCGAGCAGCCGGAGAAGGGGCTGCTTGTCACCCAAGAGGGCGCCGCCGCCGTCCAGACCTACCTCAACGCCGTGCGGGAAATCGCGCAGGGTAAGGAAATGGATGTCGAGGTGAAGTTCCACCTCGCCCACATCCACCCAGACCTGTACGGCACGGCGGACTGCGTGATCTACGATCCGAAGACCTACGGGCTGTGGGTCATCGACTTCAAGTACGGGGCCGGCGTGGTCGTTGATCCCGAGGACAACCCCCAGCTTCTCTACTACGCGGTGGGGGCCGCCTTCGCCAAGTCCAACCGAGTCGTCAAGGAAGTCCATCTAGGCATCGTCCAGCCGCGCGCGATGGGCGCCGATGTGAAGTGGTGGGCTGTGGACGCCATCGACCTGCTGGACTTCGCTGAGACGCTGCGGGAGAAGGTGACGGCGACGGAGGCTGACGACGCCCCGCGGCACGCTGGCGAGCATTGCCGGTTCTGCCCGGCGGCGGCGTTGTGCCCCAAGCTGGCCGAGGTGGCGGAAGTGGCCCCGGTGGACGAGTACAAGCCTGGACGGGCCTACGATCCCGAGGCGCTGTCGGAGTCGTTGGGTCGGATCAAGGCGCTTAACGGATGGATCAAGGCCGTCGAGTCCTTCGCTCTGTCCGAGATGCGGAGGGGTGCGGAAATCCCCGGCTACAAGATGGTCGAGAAGCGCGCCGTCCGCACTTGGAAGGACGTTGACGAGGCGAAGCGGATGCTCTTGGGCGACGGCCGTGCCGAGGCCGAGATTATGGAGCCCGCGTGCTTGCGCTCCCCGGCTCAGGTCGAGGAACTGGTTGGCAAGAAGACCTTCGCCGAACTAGTCGGCGAGTTTGTCGCCGCAACCTCCTCGGGAGTGACGTACGCTCCGGTGAGCGACAAACGACCGGCCGTCAACAAGAATCATCTGGCCGACTTCGCCGAGATGAAGACCGCGTAACCGTGCGGCCGATTTCGGAAAACGGGTAAACGAGAAGGACTAATCCTATGGGTATTGAGCTAAAGTTTCCGGAACTTCCCCGGTTCCGCGTGTCCTACGCCACTCTGGAGAAGGCGCGGAAGGTTCCAGGTTCCGACAAGGAACTGTTTTCGGTGATGGCTCTGTTCGAGCTGGGCACCGATCTATCCGCCGTCAAGAAGGCGATGCTGGCGGCGCTGACGGAGAAGTTCGGGGCCAAGGCGGAAGCCGTGGCGAAACACCCGAAGTTCAAGTCGCCCTTGAAGGACCAGGGCGATCTTGTCAGCGCCGATGGCGAGCAGCGGCCGGGCACCAAGGCTGGCGCGATCTTCATCAACCTGTCCTCCAAGGACAAGCCCCTGCTGCTGGGGCAGGACAAAATCCCCACCGACGATCACCGGGTGATCTACTCAGGTTGCTACGCTGTCGGCAAGGTGGAGGTTTACGCCTGGGAACACGAAACCGGCGGCAGGGGCGTGTCGTTCAACCTCCTCGGGCTGATGAAGGTCGGGGACGGTGAGCGGCTTGGCGGCTCCGGCGCTCGCGCCGACGTTTCGGATTTCGAGGGCGTTCCCGTTGAGAATCCACAAGAGGCGTCCGACGTGTTCGGCTGATAACACAGGCGGGGCGCTTCGGCGTCCCGCCATTTTCCCTGGAGATTTACCATGAGTGACGAAAAGATCGGCGGAAACGCCGCAGAGAAATTGCGTTCGCTCGTCGAGCGCGTGGAGAGATTGGAAGAAGAGAAGAAATCTCTCGTTTCCGACATCAGAGAAATCTACGCAGAGGCGAAAGGTGACGGATTCGACGTGAAGATTATCCGCAAGCTGGTGACTCTGCGCCGGCTGGAGAGTGAAGTGCTGGAGGAACAGCGGCGGACAATCGAACTTTACGCCGACGCGCTCGGGATGGACTGCTTCAAGTAGGGGAGGACACCATGTACGGGGACCTGACTGAAAACGATCTTCTGGACATCGAACTGAGAAACAAGGGGAACCGGGACGTGGAGGATTTGATCTCCGCCGTGAAGATGCTCCGCGACGAGGTGTGGGGTATCGCGGACGAGCACGAGCAAGAGTGCAAAGCCTGCCGCCTCGACCGTCCGGAGTACTGAGATGTCACGTTTCGTCCGAGACTATGAGACGCGCTCGGCCGTCAATCTCAAGCTCTCCGGCGTCCACGCCTATGCGGAGGACGAGAGCACGGATGTCTGGTGCATGTCCTACTGCGTAGATGATGGGCCGGTGAAAATTTGGAAGAAGGGCGAGCCCTGCCCGCCGGAGTACATCGCCGCGGCGACCGAGGACGGCTGGACAGCCTCGGCCTTCAATGCGGCGTTCGAGCGCGCCATCGAGTCGCACATCATGGTAACGCGTTACGGCTGGCCAGCCATCCCGGTAACGCGTGACCGCTGCACGATGGCGATGGCCTACGCGATGGCCCTGCCGGCGTCGTTGGAGAATTGCGCGGCGGCACTTGGTCTGGACATCCGAAAGGACATGGCCGGACGGGCGCTGATGCTGAAAATGGCGGCGCCGCGCAAGTGGCTTCTTCCGAGCGACGAAGGCTACCTTCTCGCCCGCGCCCAAGCCGCCGACGATCCGAGCATGGCTACGGCGCTGTCGGACGGCGTGGTGCTGACGTGGTGGGGTCTGCCCGAATACCGGGAGAAACTGTACGCGTACTGCATCCAGGATACCGAGGTGGAACGCGGCCTGTCGAAGCGCTTGATGCCGCTGTCGCCGTTCGAGCAGGACTTATGGGCGCTCGATCAGGCGATCAACAACCGCGGTATCCGGGTGGACATTCCGGCGATCAGAAACGCCCTCGCCGTCGTAGCAGTGGAGAAGGCCAGACTCGACGGCCTGATGTCACGCGTTACCGGCGGGGCCGTAAGCGCGTGCTCTCAGGTTGCTAAGCTGCTGGAGTGGGCGGCCTCGCAAGGGGTGGATTTGACCGCCTCGGCCAAGGCCGACGTGATCGACGCTTTGGAAAGAAACAACCTGCCGCCGGCGGTGCGGGATGCGCTGGAGTTGAGGCAGGAAGCGGCTCGGTCGTCCACGGCTAAATTGAAGGCGATGCTGAACGGCGCGTCACGAGATGGCAGGGTGCGGGGGACGATGCAGTACCACGGCGCCAACACGGGCCGTTTTAGCGGACGGCGCATCCAGCCGCACAACTTTCCTAGACCATCGCTTCTCGATTCTATCGGAATAGTAGAGCTACTGGATTTTCTCCATGACGCCTGATCAAATGGCTGAGCACATCCGACTGTTCTATGGCCCTCCAATGGCGGCGCTGTCGGACAGTCTGCGGTCGTTCATCGTCCCCGCCCCCGGCAAAGACTTCATCGTTGCCGACTACGCCAACATCGAGGGTCGAGGGCTGGCATGGCTGGCCGGCGAGGATTGGAAGCTCGACGCCTTCCGGGCCTACGACCGAGGTGAGGGAGAGGACCTGTACCTGATCGGTGCCACGCGCATCCTGACATCGCTTGGAAAGCCGCCGGAAGTCCCTCTCACTAAGAAGTCTCCGGAACGCCAGTCCTACGGCAAGACCCCGGAATTGGCCTGCGGATTTGGAGGGTCAATTGGTGCCTTCCACACGATGGCCCGGAACTTCAACTTGGCGTTCACAGACAAGGAGGCGCAGTCCATTGTGCAGGGTTGGCGTAAGGCCCATCCAGCCACGAGACAGTACTGGAAGGATTTGGAAACCGCGGCTGTGGAGGCCGTCGAACGGCCTGGCGAGATCCGCTGCGCTGGCGCCCTGGGACGGCAAATCAGGTTCAGGAAGGCGGGTTCGTTCCTGTGGGCTCAACTCCCCAGCGGCCGATGCCTTTGCTACCCTTATCCCGGTCTTCAGGACGGGTATTTCGCCCGCGCCAACGAGGCGGATTTGGCTGATGACGAAGTGGCTGAGGTCCGCAAAATCCTCCGATCCGAGATGGAGGAATACAGGAAGGCGGGATGGGATACCTGGACGATGCCTGTGCTGACGTTCATGGGAGTGGACGGGCTGACAAAGGCGTGGACGCGAATGACGACGTACGGCGGCTCGCTGTGCGAGAACGTCGTTTCCGCCACCTGCCGGGACATCCTCGCTGCCGCCATGAAGCGCCTCTCGAAAAAAAGCTATGACATTGCGTTTACCGTACATGATGAGGTTGTCACGGAGGTTCCGGAGTGCTATGGTTCTTTGGACGAGATGATTTCGCTCATGTGCGAATTGCCGGATTGGGCCGCTGGGTTTCCGATCACGGCGGAGGGCTACAGAGCGAAACGTTATCGCAAGGGGTGAAACTGATGAAAACGTTGTATAGGCGCTATCGCCAGATGATCGTTCTTTCCGCGCTCGCCGCGCTGCTTTTGGCGCGCTACGCCGAGCCATACCGTCCGCTGCCGCGTGAAGCCTCTGCCATCTACAAAGTGTGCTACTACGCCGCGCTTGGGGCACTCCCCATGTGCGTCGATGCTCCTGGCGATGACGATGCCGAAGGAGAGGCGCCATGATCTACCGCCTCCCGCTGGCATGCTTCGCTGTTTGGTTTGTGATCACGTTTGGCGCGATCTTGATCGCGTGGATGAAGGGGTGGACGCTATGACCACGATTGATGATCTGCCAGAAATCCTCGAAAAGCACCGCCTATGGCTTAGCGGCGATGGGGGGCAATGCGCCAATCTGGCCCGCGCCAATCTGGCCGGCGCCTATCTGTCCGGCGCCTATCTGTCCGGCGCCTATCTGTCCGGCGCCGATCTGGCCGGCGCCAATCTGTCCGGCGTCAATCTGTCCGGCGCCGATCTGTCCGGCGCCGATCTGGACGGCGCCAATCTGGCCGGCGCCAATCTGGCCGGCGCCAATCTGGACCGCGCCAATCTGGCCGAAGCCAATCTGGACGGCGCCAATCTGGACCGCGCCAATCTGGACGGCGCCAATCTGGACCGCGCCGATCTGACCCGCGCCAATCTGTCCGGCGCCAATCTGTCCGGCGCCAAGTGGGATTCCGAAGGCGCCATCAAAACCACCATCGCCCCCGTCATGTTTTACGGATCGACGTGGCCCATTATGATCTTTGACCGCCACATCATGATCGGATGCCAGACCCACACGACCGAGGAGTGGGCGGCATTCGATGACAAGGCCATCGCCAGAATGGACGGGACGAACGCCCGCCAGTTCTGGAGGCAGTGGGAGACGGCGATCCTGGCAATGGCTGAGGCGCATCAGAGCAAAGTGACGGAAGGGGAAATGGAATGATCGCCACGATTGATGACCTGCCGAAAATTCTCGAACAACATCGCCTCTGGCTTAGTAGTGGTGAAGGTGGTCAACGCGCCAATCTGTCCGGTGCCAATCTCGCCAGCGCCAATCTGGACCGCGCCTATCGGGCCTGCGCCAATCTGTCCGGCGCCAATCTGGCCGGCGCCAATCTGTCCTACGCCGATCTGTCCGGCGCCAATCTGTTCTGCGCCTATCTGTCCGGCGCCAATCTGTCCCGCGCCGAGCTGGCCTGCGCCAATCTGGTCGGCGCCGATCTGGACGGCGCCAATCTGGCCGGCGCCAATCTGTCCGACGCCGATCTGTCCGGCGCCAATCTGGCCGGCGCAGATCTGTCCCGCGCCAATCTGGCCGGCGCCAATCTGGACGGCGCCAAGTGGGATGCGGAAGGCATTATCAAAACGGCCTCCGCGCCAATCCAGATTTCCGGCACCCCGTGGCCCATTATGATCTTTGACCACCACATCAAGATCGGATGCCAGACCCACACGACCGAGGAGTGGGCTGCGTTCGGCGACGAGGCCATCGCCAGAATGGGCGGAACGCACGCGCGCCGGTTCTGGGACCAGTGGAAGACGGTGGTCCTGGCAATGGCCGAGGAGCATCAGAGCAAAGTGACGGAAGGGGAAATGGAATGATCGCCACGATTGATGACCTGCCGAAAATTCTCGAACAACATCGCCTCTGGCTGAGGGGCGAAGGTGGGCAACGCGCCAATCTGGCCGGCGCCAATCTGGACGGCGCCAATCTGGCCGGCGCCAATCTGTTCTGCGCCGATCTGTCCGGCGCCAATCTGTCCCACACCGATCTGGCCGGCGCCAATCTGTACCGCGCCGATCTGTACCGCGCAGATCTGGCCGGCGCCAATCTGTCCGACGCCGATCTGTCCGGCGCCGATCTGTACCGCGCCGATCTGTACCGCGCCGATCTGGACGGCGCCAATCTGGCCGGCGCCAATCTGTCCGACGCCGATCTGTCCGGCGCCGATCTGTACCGCGCCGATCTGTACCGCGCCGATCTGTCCGGCGCCAATCTGTCCCGCGCCAATCTGTCCGGCGCCGATCTGGCCGGCGCCAATCTGGCCGGCGCCAATCTGGCCGGCGCCAATCTGGCCGGCGCCAATCTGGCCGGCACCAATCTGTCCGGCGCCGATCTGTCCGGCGCCAATCTGTCCGGCGCCGATCTGTCCGGCGCCAATCTGTCCGGCGCCGATCTGTCCGGCGCCGATCTGTCCCACACCGATCTGGCCGAGGCCCATCAGAAGAGCAAAGTGACGGAAGGGGAATTGACATGAAAGCCTGGGAACTCAAGAAGCTTGTTGATGCAATCGTGGAAGTAGCGCCAGAGGCTACGGTCAAGACGCGATGCGACAAAAAGCGCGTAATGCCAAAGATGTTGAACGGCGTGACGTTGAGAGTACTGAACGATCCGAACTCTCACATAGCGACGGCATACCTTGAACTTGTCGAAAGTCGATAGAAGGGGTACCGGACATGGCTGACGAAATAGACCTGCATCGGCGTGTCGAGACTGCCTACGGCCTGTTGTGGGAGGACCGTCCCACCGAGGCCCGTGCGTGGCTCCTCAAGCACTGCCTGCTGAACGACAAGGAGCGGCAGGCTCGCGGCATTCTCATAGCGAAGGCAATGGGGAAGTCTCTGCCGCGAAAGCACCCGTCCCCGATTGCGCGGGCGCTAGAGGCGCTGGAGAAGGCCGAACAGCTTTGCGCCTACATCGGAGGTGATGCCGATACGGAAGAGGTTGAGGCGGTCGGGTTCCGCGTGGCGAGGTTCGCGCTCGAAGACTGGTCTATTGGGGTGAGCGATGGAATGGAGGCGGGGTCCGACAAGGATTCACTGATCCTCTGCATCGCCTCCGCGTGGCTGCACGGCACTATTTCGCGGGGCCGAGCGGCAGAGCTTGCCAAAACACTTGGGGTAGAGTTCTCGGTTGTGGAGAACCTGAAGTTCCGCGAGGAAGTCGAGAAGGAGGCAGCCAATGACTGATCTGGTCAAAGAACTGCGCTCCAACAACGCCGACCGGATGCGGAAGGCATGTCGCCCCGCCGCTGACGAGATCGAGCGGTTGCGGGCCGAACTGCTGGCGGCGCAGCGGGCGATCCAGTGGCTGTCCCCCACGGTGGCCGAGTCGGAAGATGGGTTGCCGAAGACACCGTTCTCGGAGCATCGAGCGGCCGTTATCGCGGCGCGGAAGGCGACTGAGGACATGCTGGCGGCGTTCCAGGACGACCTACCGGATTGGCTGGACGAGCCGTATGACGACAAGCATCTGATCCGGCTGGCTACCGCCGCCATCCGAGCCGAGAAGGACACCGACCAATGACCACCCTCACCGAACTGCGCGACCTTCTCGACGCTGCCACGGGGCCGAGCCGGGAGTTGGATGGCGACATCATTGCCGCGCTGAAAATGGAGCCAGACCGCGCCAAAGAAGGCCAGCATTGGGAGCGTGGCGGGTTTGGCTCTGCCGACTGGCATCTGGTAGGACGGTTGGGCGCGTCCACCAAGACGTGGCACGCCCCAAAGCTCACCGCCTCCATCGACACCGCCCTGGCGCTGGTTGAGCGGCTTCTTCCGGGGTGGCGTGCGGTCCTAGAAACCTTCGGGAAGGTGAAAGTGCAATCGTTCTGCACACTGAAACACGTTGACGTATGGGGTTCGCATTTCGGTGCAGCCCCCACCGCCCCGCTCGCCATCCTCCGCGCCCTGGTGGCGGCGCTGATTGACCAGGGGGGCGGACATGCCGCCGCCAGCACATACGCCAAACATTTCAACAAGGAGAACTCGAAATGAATATCGACGATTTGACCTTCAAGAAATGAAAAAGCGTGACGGCTCCGGCTCCGGCGAATGAAAGGACACGCCATGACTGACAAATGGGACGCAATGGCCCGGAACGCGGAACTCCGGGCAGAGATCGAGTCCTTGCGGGCGCGCGTGGCGGAACTGGAGGAGGAGGCCACGGCGCAGTGCGATCAGCGGGTGGCGGTGATCAAGGAGGTCCGCAATTGTGTGGAGGAACTGGAGGCCGAGCGTGACGCCGCGTGGGCGCAGGTCGCGCTGCTGCGGAAGGCGGCCGAGGATGTGGGACATGACGATCAATGTGGCGCGGCTTACGGGCCAATCAGCGCTTGCGACTGCTGGAGGAAGGAGCTAAGGGCGGCGCTTGCAGAGACGGAGCCGAAAGTTGGCTAAGGGCCTCGCCTGTCGCCTTGACAGCCAAGGAGTTAAAATCTGCCCCGCCCTCAAGCGCCTGCGCAGACAATGGGCTCTCGAAATGCTCAAAGTGCCCGGCACGCGTCAGAAGACCGTGGCGTTTTACGCAGGCACCTCGACTTCGATCATTTCGCGCTGGCTAAGCGAGCTACGGAGAGGCGGGCAATAGCGGATCGTCAAACTCCGCCACCAGCCCAACCGCAGCCCATTGCTCGGCCAGCCCGTCGAGGTCGGAGGGAAGGTTCCCGCACCACGCTCCTAGGGTAGCGTGGTGCGGCTGAGCCAGCCACTTTTTGCAAAGCCGCTGCTTGACCGGCTTTGCTGCGGAGATCATCACGTCGGCACCGTCCTCGGCAGTCGTGGCAAGGCACGCCCCGCCGCCAATGGCGGTGCCGACAACCGCAGGAACTGCCGCCGCGCACCCAGAAAGGAACGCGGCGGCGAGGATTACGGCTCTGGTCACTGAGCCGCTACGACGGCAGGCTGCGCCAGAGCGTGGATCGCCAGCGTCTGCTCGATGATCGCGGCCACGGCCGATGTGGTGTCGGTCGGCGGATTCGCCAGCGTGCCGGCCGAGCACAGGCCATTCCCGGTCGTCAGGCCGGTGAACACCTGTAGTTCGGTGGCCTGCTGCGCGGCGACCGCAGGCTCAAACGCCGCGGCGACGAGGAACAGGTCATGGGCCGCGTTGACGGCAAGACACGCCTGCGGCAGCGACTGGGATGCCGTCTGCACAGCGGCGTCTGCCTTGACCTTGGCCGCATTGAGGTCGGCGGTCGCGGAGGCGCAACCGGCCAGGGCGAAGGCGGCGAGGAGTGCGAGCTTACGCATTGGTAGGCACCTCCGGCTTTGCGGCCTTCGGCGGCAGGGTGGAAATCCAATGGATGCCGACGCCGAGCAGCGTCCCGAGCGCAGCGGCGACTTCACCCGGCACAGTCACGTGGTACTGTCCGGCAATCCACACGATGATGACGACGAGTGCGGCGGCGGCGCCGCCCGCCGCGCCGGCAGTACCAATGGGAGTAGTGTTCATTTCGAGGAATCCTCTTCATCAGGGCTGAAGACGAAGGTTTCCAGCTTCAGCTTCTGGAGTCTCCACAAGGGTTCCGGCAACATATGGATGCCGTGGTCGAGCCCCGTGTGATGCTTTTTACAGACTACGAGATTCGCGTTCCACTCGGAGTCGATGAATGTCTCAGGCTTGGTGGGGTCGAAATCTTTCCAGTCAAAATCCGGAACCTCTTGGGCCACCTTGCCCCAATCAACCGCCGAACTATCGCACCATTCTACGGTTCTATGATGGAGTTCGAGGCTGTCCTTGGCTCCACAGATGTAGCAACAGGCCGCGGGGTTGTCTCCGATCAGCTTGCGCCGCGTGGCGGCGAAGATTGGCGTGGTGGTCCGGTCCGGATGATCGGGGATGAACACCTGAACAGTCAAGGTTTGCTTTTGAAGATGTTCGTTCGTTGGATCGGTCATTTCACCACGTCTCCTATGACTGAGCACACCAGCAGAAGTTCTTGGGGGGTGATCTTGTTGGCAGGCGTCTCCAGCTTCTTGATCGCTCCGGACGCCTCTAAAGCCGCACAGACCAATTCGCTGCAAAACCACGCCCCGTCGTCGTGCCAATCCCGGCCGGCGATGAACCCCGCGATGCCCGTCAAGTCGTACGGCTTGCCTAGCTGGTTCCGCATAAAGCCCCAGAACGCCGCTTCCTGCGCCGGCGTAGCCGACACCAGCACCCGAATGCGGTTGGTCATCCCGCAAGAGTCGCCGTAGTCCTCCAGCCGGATTTGAACCCCGCTTGGCTTGCCGCCCAATCCCGTTTCGTTCTGCGCGCCCCACAGGTTTCCGGCGTCGTCAACTGCGTCAACATGTGCGACCGTGCCCTCGGTGCCATAGGCGATGAACCTGGACACCAGGGAGTCGAACGCGCAGAATTGGAGCAGGATAGCCATGTGTCAGCCCCCGTAACCCTTCGGCCAGTTCCCCGTCAAAAGCATCGACGCCGTTCGGGCCGCCCGCTCTGGGACTTGTTCGGCATACGTGGACGCGAGACAAGCCTCCGAAGCCGCATCCCACTCTTTAAAGTTGACCGCCAGAAGCATGTGGCGAAACTGCGCCAGTCCAGCCGAACCAAGCTCGTAGCACATGTCAACAAGTGCCGCTTGCCGCACAGGATCGAGTCCCAGAAATCCTCGACCAACCACAACACGAGCGGCCGTTTGGGCATCTGCGTAATCCTCGGAAAATTGGCTGTCGGCCCGCTCTTGGGTCCAGACCGTCCCCGGCGCGATGCTGGCGGAATTGTGCCCCCAGCCAATGACCTGATTACCGCCGAGATCGGTCTTGGCGGTGAGGTCGCAGCTTTCACAGGTGCGGGTGTATGAGGGTCCGTCCATCATATCTTCCGAATGTCCCGGTCGTCGATGGTCACGCTAACCGGATCGGTCGCCCGGCGGCGCGGAGCATGGGGGTCGTTGCGAGCTTCTTCCAGCTTCTGCGCGCGCTCACGCTCGGCGTCCCGTTCGGCCTCGACCTTGCGGATTTCCACCTTCAGGTCTTCAATCTCAATCTGGAGCTGGATCATGTCCCGCTCGTACTTAGCCTGCACAGCGTCCAGCTTGCCCTCAAGCTTGGCGCAGGCAATCAGCGCGTCGTTGCGCTCCTGGTAGGCCCGGTCCAGCCATTCATTCTGCTGCGCCTGATAGTCCGCCGCGCGCTTGATTTCCGACTCCAGGCGCTCGGTGATGCGCTTGATTTCAGTTTCCATGCGGTCGATGACGCCGGAATGGGCGTCAGCTAATTCGTCGGCGTTGCGGTCCTCCCGCTTGTCCTCTTTCCACTTCCTGTAGAAGTGGTAGAAGATAGTCAGCGCCCCGCCCGCACCGGGGATGGCGGCGTGCCACGGTTCAAGTTCGTATCCGCTCACGCCTCGTCCTCCCAGCACCGGTGCCCACAATATGGCCGGTAGTCGGCCGAACGTATGAAGCACCACCAAGAGGCCAGCCCATACAACCCCATGCTAACCTGAAAATTGGTGAAGTGAAACTCAACAGTTGCCATGCAGGCCACGAAGGACCAAAAACCTCCGGCTAGGAAGCTGATCCACGGCCGAATCTTCGACACCCAGTTGACCGCGCTGAACAGCGGCGTGCTCATTTGGAACAGTCCGAGAACCCCCATGACGCCCGCCCAGTAGTAGGGGTGCATCAGCGACCACATGCGGGTGTACGGCTCCGAGATCAACCGCTCATGGCTGGACAGGACGGCAAGGGCGGAGAAGAAGCTGGTCGTCCCGATAAATAGCTCCAGCGGCGTCGGATCGGTGTGGAAGACCACGTACTTGTAGAAGCACAGCAGACGCCGATGCAGAGGGCGATCACAGCCCCGGCACGCTGGGAAACTAAACCTCTTGAAGCACCGTCTCGGCATCACGGAAGCTCCGCGGGTTGCGCGGGCGGTGCCCACCCGCCGCCGGCCTCGGCAGTCGCCAGCGCCATCGTCAGCGCATCGACATACTGGCCGATGGCAACGGCAAACTCGGTGAACAACGCGGTATTTGGGAAAATGTGGATCGTCCCCGACGCGTCAATCCACGGCCGGGCTGTCTGGCCGTTGGTGAATTGGTTCTTGGTGAGGATGCTGATCTGCTGCGCCTGAATATTGGAGATGGCGCTGTCGCTGATCGAGTATGTGCCATTGATCGCGGGCGTCGAGGCGCAGGTGATGACAACCCCGGCGTTGAGAGTGGCGGCGTAATCTTGTTGGGCTACAGAGACTGCCGATACCGGATCGGGCACGTTGCCGGCCGCCAGCCACTGAGCATACCAAACGCTATCGTTAGTCGGCTGCCCCACTGGGACGTGGGTGCCGTCGGCTGCTCGAATGACGGTGTTTGGATCAAGCGTCAGTTGGAATTCCGAGGCCATCAACTTTTCCTCCGGGACTTGTGTTCGCCGCACCAACCGAAGTTCATCATCGGTGGGAACTGCCAGTTGCTTTCAAACTCAGTCTCCCCACCTTCCTTGCGGACTTTCACCGAGGCGAGCGTCATGGCCGGGGGATAGCGCCGGCAAACGCCCGTTTCGAGGTCGCTGTGCAGGAAGAAAACGCACCCGTTGCATTCGGCCATTTCACAAATCCGCTGAAAGAGTGAGGGTTTGCACCGCGCCGCTGGTCTGGTAACCGACCAGTGATGTCGCGCTGGTGCCTGTTGACGCGAACCCACTGCCGCCGCCGCTGACGCTGGGTGTCGCCCGCATGTGCAGTGAGGCGAGGTTCTGCGCCGTGGTCGCAGGGACGTAGACGCTTATGACCGCGGCGCGGGTCTGGCACTCGTACAGGTCGATGTCGTATTGCGGGAAGTCGTAGACGCTCCCGACGCCCGAGGGCTTCAGCGCCACGCCCTGGATTTGGAACCAGTCGTTTGTCGAGGCGGTGCCGACGGGGGTGTAGCCGATGACGATACCGATCTCGGTCGCGTTCGAGGGGATCGTCCCGGTGAAGCTGTACTGGACGAGGCTAGTCGTGATCGCCTGGGTGGCGTTGACCTGAGCGGCGTAGCCCGTCCAAATTCCACTCTCCAGCGCGATTGCGCCCTCGTCCGTTCCGGTGCCGGTGGCGAGGAGAACGGAAAGGTTGTTCGACGCGGCGCTGAAGTTAGCCCCGGCAATGGCCCAGAATGACAGCGTGAACGCACTTCCCTGGAAGCGCGTGCAGTCAATCGACCGGATGACTTGGCCGACCTGATGCTTGCCGTTTGCGGTGTTTGCATTCGGGCGCTGCATTTGCAGGCCGTACTTGTAGCCGTTGCTGCCGGAAACCTGCGAAACTGTCGCATTGGATGATCCGCCCGACCCGGCATTCGCAGAGGCAAACCACGTGTCGGCGGTATACGTTGCCCCGACTGCAGGAGCGTACTGGATGATAATCAGGCCCCCCCCGCCATTGCCGGACCCCACTGAATAGGTACCGCCGCTACCGCCACCGTACGCGCCGCCCGAGGCGCTACCGCTTGCACCACCACCACCCGATCCGCCACCCGGACCGGCGGTGCCGCCGACCGTGGCCGTATAGTCGGCACCATTGCCTCCGCTGCCGCTCTCTACCGAGCTACTCCCGCCACCTCCACCGCCACCAACTGTGCCGTTCCCGCCCGTTCCCGATCCGCCGCCGGCGCCTGCCGCGTTGTTGCCGCCATTGCCGCCTACATTGCCGGACGCGTTTGCGCCATTGGCGCCGACCGTTCCCGATCCGCCACCACCCGATCCGCCACCACCTCCACCGCCATAGGAGCCCGCGCCCGCCCCGCCCGCACCTCCCGCGCCTTGCGCGCCTGCCGCACCGCCGCCACCTCCACCGCCATAGGAGACCCCGCTCGTCCCTCCAGCCCCGCCAGAGTAGACCGTACTTCCGCACGAATTGGCGGCCTGACCGCCCGCGCCGCCCGTGGCCCCCGATCCGGGCGAGCCACCCTTGGCGCCGACCTGATTTGATGTTCCGCTGGCCGGCATGGAACCGGCATTAAACCATGTGTCGCCGCCCGCGTTGCCGGGGTCAGAGTTTCCTCCTAGGCCGCCGGCGCCAATCTGATATGAGGCCGAGCCGCCACCGGTCAACGTGATGTTGGTCCGCAGCGCGAACGCGCCGCCACCGCCGCCGCCCGCTCCTGAAGTGTCCTTAGCGCCGCTCGCACCCCCGCCGATGCATATGACCGTGTTGTTGGCACTATTCCAGTTAGCCGGGACTGTGTAGCTCTGGAGCGATCCGGTCGGGGATGTTAGGAAGATCGTCTGAAGCGTGCCACTCACGATGCCGGTGAAACTCGTCCCGCGCTGCCAGACTTGGAGCGCACCGTTGACGATGCCCTGCTTCCAGCCTCCTCCGCCAGGCGCGTTTGTCAGAAACGAGGAGTCGATTAAACCACTGACATTCGCCTGGACAACTGCATTTGCCGATGACGTGCTGGCGACCGCCGGGCCCGCAGCCACGCCTTTAGAACCGTTTCCGGTCACAAGATACGTGTTGGTTAAGCTACCCGCCGCCGTCACAACGTTGGCCGCAGCCACGCCACTGTCTTGAAGCACGTTGCCGTTAGTGTTCGAGAAAGAAGGCAAATCCCCCGAAGTGGAGGACGCCGGACCCTGCACGGCATTAGGGGTGTAAGCCATTAGAAAGCACTCCACGCGCTGCCGGTGTAGATCAGAGACACGGAACCGTAGCCTTGATTGAGTACGAGGGTTGACGCCCCGTCGATGTTGCCCGCCGCCGGAGTCAGAGTGATGTTGTTGGTCTGACTGTCGCCCTTGCAGTCCTTCACCACGTAGGTCTGCCCGGTAACCGGAGTCGCCGGCAGGTTGACAGTGGTGGCGGCACCGACCGTTTTATTGACGCAGATGAAGTAGTCCGTCAACGCGACGGTGATCGCCCCGGCCGCCGTCACCGTACGCGACTGATTGACTGTCCCGCCGCCGAGCGTGATCCCGTTCGTTCCCACGACGAGGTTGCCGCTGCCACCAACCACTGTGCCGTTGCCCGTGTAGTATGCGACCTGCCCGGCGGTACCCGACGACACCGTACCGCCGCCGCCGCCAGTGGTGCACGCCCCGCCCGCCGCAGCGAGGTTCCCGTTGGAATCGAACTGCAC